TGGAGTCTTTACTAGCTCAAGTTCTCTGCGGATTTCAGCCACTTCATCTTGAACAGCACGGACATCCAATTCCATGTTTTCAGACATGTTGGTTTCCTTTGTTTGGATTGAATCCGCTACCACCTCGGCAACGGGTATTTCCTCGCGAACTTCGGAGACTGATGCTCCGGTGAACGCTGGAAAACTTACGAGAGAGACTTCTCTCAAATCTACGAGTGTGCGAGTTACTAGGTCGCCATCTCTGGTTTGTTCAACAGCCATGAATCCTACTGAGAACTTGTTAATCACATTGTCTTTGAGTAGCGTGTAAGCCTCGTTGCCTCTAGGTGTGTCAGAAATCATGGCACGGATTTCGAAACCTGCCTCTGTGTCTCTACCCTCAATGATTCGGCCAATAGGTTCTGAGTGTTGCCAAAAGAGCTTGACATCCTCAACGCTACGAATTGCACCAGGTACGAACTGCTCGCGGTAAACACCACCAATGTCAGCCACCTGACCATAAGGAACAGCAAGCCCAACTACTTCTCTAGTGTCAGCCTCAAGGCGAACCTCAAAACTTCTAGTTTCTAACTCGGTCATTCGAGACCCTCTTTTCTACGTACTTCCTCGGTTGTCATGAAACCTGCGCGAATAGCAGTCTCATACATGTTGAAACGATTAGCCATGTCAGCCCTGAATAGGCCCTCAAAATTGAACTCGACCCTAGTGCCACGCGGTAGGCATTCACTTAGAGCATCAGAAATTGCATCGGTGTAAGCCATGATTGTGTGACGATAGAACACTTGGTTCTCATCTTGTAGGTTGCTGTAAGTGTCACTAGATCCATCTACACCTGTAAGCAATAGTCTCGCTGGAATACCGAACAGTCTCGCAATGGCCTGAACCTGCTGAACCTGTACATCGGTGAACATGGCATCTCTAGGGTTCAATTGAACTGTTTGCCATTCAAAGCCTTGACCTAAAACAGCGACTTGTCTCTCAGCTTGCTTAGTGTGCCATCTAGCAGTTATTTCATCTGCATCTTCCTTGCCAATCGGTTTATCCGATTTAAGGATTCCAGTAGGAATACCTGCTTGACCGAACCAGTTAGCAGCGAAGTTGCGCAATTCTAAAGCGGCCTGAATGTCTTTGTTGCAAGAGTCAATCGGACCTAAGCCACGTAGATAACCAACTCGGCTAAACAGTTTCAGATGCTGAATGTCAGTTGTAGTGGTTGCGACTGGAGTATCAGCGTTTACTTGGTAGTCGTAATGCTTGACACCATTCACCAGGCGAATCGTAACTGCACTAGCTGGAACCAAAGTTAGGTTATTTACCTGACCATTAGATCCATAAGACTTTAGCCAAAACGCGTTGCCATCCAAAGCCATAGACACCACAGTTTGAAACAGGAAGTCTCTTTTAGTGTCTAGGAAGTTTGGTTTGTTCACTAGAACAGGGTTCTCGACTGGCACCTCCATACCTGTGGCATAACGGAAAGTTTGCATAGGCATCTTGGAGATAGGTGTCGCGATGATCTGAATAGACCTGTAAACCGCTGTAAGAGTTAGAGCTTGATTAGGTCCAGCACCCATGTCAGAACGGGTAGGCCAAATTGGAGTAGAACTACGCGTTTCGCGGTCTCTACCCAAAAGTCTGGTAAATACATTTGCCATCTGATTGCGAACTTATAGCACACTTACGACAAAGTCAAAAAACTTGCAAGCCATAATCTTGGTGTGTCGCGGAAACATAAAGAGCCATAACAGTCGCCATTAGAGCATCAACATCCCCTAGAGATTCCTTGCGACTAATCATCCAAGTTTCACCGGTGTATTTGGCGATGCCTTTAGGAGATTGAAGTTGCAGTAATGGATCGTTACGATGCTTGACTACACCAGTTGAGAACATGGCGTAAACAGTTGAACATGCAGCCGACATCTCTTTGACCCATAGAGGCCATACAGGTAAGCCATCAGCCTTGAGCATCTTAGCCAAATTAGGTAACTGTCTTTCATCCATAGCAATAGCTGTAACACTTCCCCTGGCATAAAGTTCTTTCAATCGGTTATACAGGACTCTCTCAGTGGCATCAGCGTAAGTGTTTATCAACTCAGTTTCAAAAGTGCCATCATCACATTTACGAGCTCCAGCAATAGTTGCAAACTCCCAATTCTTAGTTCTATCAACTGAGAGCACTACATTCTCTTGAACAGTAATTCCATCACCTGCTGCTTTAGCAAATAGGTCGGAGGCTATCCAAGAATTAGCAGTACCTGCGATGAATTGGTTTAGTCGATACCTGCGAGCCTCATGTTCTGGAATAGACCTAATGTCAGAGAGCACAGTATTTAAATCCAACCTGCCAGCATCTATTGACGGATTAGCCATCTTTAGAGCAAGAGGTTCATCTACCTGAGCACCATCAGGGGCTTGCCAGCAAAAGAACCCGATACGTTCTAAGTCAGGGTCTCCCTGTGCAGCTGCGGTTCCAAGTTTGTATAGATCTATTAGCGTTTGACTCGATTGGTCTCCAGCAGTTGTAATCCCGATAACCATTCCATCTCTACGTTGAGCAGTACCAAGGACAGCAGCCGACCACATACCAGTCTTAGCAAGATGCAACTCATCGAACAGGCAGAGACTCATTGGAATACCTTGCAGAGCAGATTCTTTAGCAGCCTTGACATCGTATCGACCAGAGCCATCGGCAGTTAGGATTCCACGCTGTTCAGTTGCTTTACGGAAACGTTTAGCCAGCCACTCATTCTGTTGAATAGTAAACAGGACTCGCGAATAGATGATTCGGGCTTGGTCCGTAGATGATGCCAAAGAGATAACCTGTGCACCTTGATTGTGAAGTAACAGTCCATAAATGCCGAGGATTGCTCCAAGTAAAGACTTACCATTCTGGCGACCCATAGAGACAACCACTTGACGATAACGTAACTGGCCAGCGTACTTAGGATGGTTAGCAGGGTAGCGTTCCAGCATGTGTTTCAACAGCCACTTCTGCCACTCATCCAACTGGATGCCATCAGGTTGCTCAGGTGACTTCCACGCCAAATTGACTAACTCAATGAGCTTGTCGCCATCAGTAAAGAACTTATCGGCTAAAGGCTTTGTGTAGATTGCTGGTAAGCGCAAGCCATTCTTTAGGCTTTGTTTCATCGTTTGAGAATTGCCTCTAATGGATCATGTGCACCTTGGTCGCCTAGAGACCTCTTGAGTTCAAGGTAAGTCTTACGAAGTTCGGCAGCAGTTGAAGTGTTGGCTTTGTTATCGAAGTCCTCAGCTAGTGCCAGGCAGATACGAGCCAGTATCTTTTGGTCCAATGCCAGTTCTAAACCTGACAACCATTGTTCTAATGCATCCTTGACCATTCGGTCCTCTCTCTCTGGATAATTTACCTATTGCGTCTTAATGAAAAAACTTGCGTGGGATGAAACAGCATCCATAGAAAAAACCCTACCACCTAGGCAAGTAGATGATAGGGCTATTCTGATGGGGTAACAGGACAGGGTTACTGCCATCTATCGGAGGACCACGTGATCCTTTCCAATACTTTATCTTGTTTATAGCCATTGCACCTGCGACACATCGACTGCAAGTTACTTATGTCATGGTTAGGTGGATCACTAGCAATCATGTGGTCGATAGTCCAATCATTCCCCTCAAGGTCTTTACCACATCTAGCGCATACTGGTTCGAGGATGGTCTTAGCGTAGGCTCTGGCCTTTATCCATTCCTTGCTACTGTGCCACTCAGCCACTTAGTTCTCCAAACATGATTGGCAACATGGTGGTTCTTTGTTCTCATCTAAGGCTGTATCTATTGCTCTATTTACTGCCTCAACTTCCATCCATGCTAGGGCTGTCTCAATAGCCTTGATTAGGTCACGTCTAACATGAGCTCTAATGTCATAGTCGAATGAGCATTCCATAGATTGACATGAGCATCTAAGCGTTGCACTACATGTAGGGCATTTCCATTCATCAGCCATTGTGACACTCTTGGCATAGGCAGTTACCTGGATAGAGTTTCACGCATGGTGCTAGACGCTTTAGTGTGATGTCCATTGGTCCATGCTCTGCATAGATCACATAGAACTCTCCGCCTAGGATGCTACGCCTTAATACACCTCGGTCCATTAGTTCTTTTATCATCCTGTCAAACTCGTTTATGATTGCAGCCTTACGAGCTATTAGTGATTGAGTTGTAGGAATGAAGTCAGTCATTTAGTTT